GGTTATCCACGCCAGCAACCCCAGAACGGGCATTAAAATTTCAAACGTATCCTATCGGACACCTTACTCCGTCAGACGGGTGCTGTCGTAAAAAGGGGGCTGTTTTGTGGCAGCGTGATACAGTCACAATCTGAATAAATTCCCGTAGGGTTTTAAAATAAATGCGAAAAGAGGTTGAAAAACCTTTTGCCGCATTTATTTTTTTACAAAAAAATAGAAAAATTCCGATAATGCGGCGGGGTATAGCAACCCTTCCGCATTATTTTTTTACGCATAAAGAAGGAGAGGTGAGAGCATGAGCAAAAAGCCGTATACAAGTTTAACTTTTGAAAAACGCCAAATTATAGAAAATATGGCAAAAAAGAAGCAGACGCCGCAGCGGATTGCAGAAGCGACCGGGGTTCATGTGGCGACTATTTACAGGGAAATGAAACGCGGTCAGACAAAAGACGGATACAGTGCAATCAAAGCACAATGTGAAGTTTTGAGATAATACGGGTCAACAGATCGGCCATTTTATAAAGGTTATATTTTCGGAGTAGGTCAACAGGTTTTCGGTTCAGTTTTTAAGGTGAAAACAGAACAGCGGTGGAGAACACGAACGCTTAAAAAAGTTCCATGAAGGATAACAGGTTTTTTACTTTTAAGGCGAAAGTAAATAAGGTTTGGAAGTTCCAGACAAAAAAACAGCCGTCGGATCGCGTGAAAGCCGATTAACAAGAACACGCCCGAAAATATCACCCTTATAAAATGGCCGATTATAGCAAAAATGAAAGGAGCGTGAACCGGTGGACAAAGAAACAGACGCACTTCTGAAAATTGCAAGAGAAAGAGAAAACAAAAAAGATCTTCTGGCTTACCAGAAGTTAAAAGAGATTAGCACCGGAAGAACCTATTCGGAAGTACAGGACATTATAGACAGAATGGGAAAGCAGCTTTCACGGTGGGTAGGTGCTACACCGTGTCAGCCGAACGAATACGCGTTAGACTGGCACGGCCACAAAGTAATGCCGCCTATTGAAGAGACAACAGGCGACAGAGAGTAGAAAGGAGCGCGGACCATTGCGAACATTTAAAGAAACTTCAAAGATCGTCGAGGAAGTGGCAAACATAGCGCTGCAGGCAGCAGAAGAAAAAGGGCTGACTTTCCGCGAAGTTCTTTACCTTCCGGAAATGATAGACGCAAGAATAAAAAAGGAGATTGAAAAAAGGGAAGAACCATTCAGAAGAACCCCGCAGCAGTGAGCCACGGAAGCGGGCAGCAGGGGAAGAAAGGAGCATTTACAACGAAGATTATTATTTTTAGAAGCCTTCGCAAGTATTCAGAAGACGACTTCAACACGTTCGCGGCAGCGCTGCACGACGTACCGGGAGCGAAGGCCAACAAAAGAACCTTGACAATAGAAGCGAATGACCACCGGGTAGAGTTCCGGAGCGGTCCGCCATACGATATAAAGAACGCCGGCCTTCACGCAGATATAACGATCCCACATTATGACTACATAACGGCCAGATCGGAATATGGAAAGGATCCACGGTTTCGGAATTGTTCATTCACCCGCGTTCTGGAAATTATGAAAGGAACAGTGAAACCATGAAAGAACGACCGGAAAGAAAAGTTATTTTCGAGATTACCGGCGACGGCCTGACCGCGGAAGAAGTCGGCAGGATCCGGCAGGTAATAAGACACCTTAATTATAAAAGAGGACGACGCAAGGCGCCGCGCCTGTTTTATAGATACAATTTCACCAAAAGAAAGGAGATCTAACAAAATGAGTTTAGTTGACGCGTTCGCGAAAGAGGACAGAACCGAAGTGAAGTTTTCGGAGTTCTTCGCACTGGTAAAGCAGGCGGCACAGTATGAAACACTTATGAACGCCGTAAATTGCGACGTTCCACACCGATTTATCAGGGAGACAATGACCGGAAAGAAAGAAGAGGTTCCGGAAATTCCAGAGAAAAAAGAAGCCGTTCTGGGCGTCGTGAAGGTAGACTTCGACGCGGAAGAGTTCAGGCAGATTTTACAGGAAGCCACCGCGGAGATCGAAGAGAAGTTCAGACCGGCAGAGGACGAAGCAGAACAGGAACAGGAAGCACCGGAAAAAGAGCCGCCGGAAGTAACCGCGGAAAGTATTCTGGAAGCGGCAGAGGAAGCCACCTGCAGAGGGCAGAAAGGAGAATGAAACATGGTAGCGGTAGGAATTATTTGTTTTATCGCGGGAGCAGTCGCCGCCACGGTTGGCCTTGTAGCCTTCGGCGTACACCTTGCGAACCAGAATAAACAGTGAAAGCGCTTATGAAATATCCGGGCAGCAAGTGGGGATCCGCGGACTGGATAATTTCACACTTTCCAGAACATCACAGTTATTTAGAATCGTTCTTCGGTTCCGGCGGCGTTTTCTTCAATAAGCCACGATCGGACATTGAGACAATAAACGATCTTGACGGCGAAGTGGTAAACCTTTTTCAGCAGATCCGGAACGATCCGGAACGTCTGGCCCGTGAAATATACTTCACGCCATATTCGCGGGAAGTTTACGAAATGGCATACCAGAAAGAACCGGAAAACGACCTTGAAAAAGCAGTTCTGTTTTACACGCGCCTAAACATGGGCCACGGGTTCAGGACGCAGGGCGAGAAAGTAGGGTGGAAACTGGACATTCAGGGAAGGGAAAAGGCCTACGCGGCCGCGGACTGGTGCAAGATACCGGAAAAGGTAATGGAAGCAGCGGAGCGCCTGCGGGGCGTACAGATAGAGAACCGCCCGGCGGTAGAAGTGATCCGGAAGTTCAATTTTGAAAACGTTCTGATCTATTGCGATCCACCTTACGTTCTTTCTACCAGATGTCGGAAACAGTATCGGCACGAAATGACGGACGAAGATCACGAAGCATTACTGGAAGCATTGCTGCAGCATAAAGGCCCGGCGATTATCAGCGGTTATTCTTCACCACTATACGAAGAACGCCTGAAAGACTGGTACCGGGAAGAACGGATAAATTACGCACAGAACGCGCAGCAGCGCCGGGAAGTTATATGGTGCAACCAGAAGACAGAGAAGACGCCGCAGCAGTTGACACTATTTTGAAAGGAAAACGGCAAATGAAAAGAAAATATGACGTTGTAGATTACCTGCGGAAACATTACCCACCACCGGAAGGATCCGGAGAAGTGGAAGTGGAGTTCTTAGAAGGCTACGACAGCATAGAAGGACCAGACGGATCAATGGGCTTCGGCGTATTTATTCCGACAGAAGAAAAGATCTATATTGCCGACGACTTACCGGGCGGCGAAGAAGGCATGATCGAAACCGTGGCCCATGAATGGAAACACTGGCTTCAATATTGCAACGACGAAGCATACGACGAAGAGGAAGCGGAAGACTTCGCCCGACAGATTGTAGAAGAATTTTTATAAGAAAAGGAGATCAAACCATGAACAACAACAATTATGACGCATTTAGAACCTTCATTGAAGGCCGTTTCGGCTTCGGGGGGGGCAGAGCATGAAGAGAGAAGGACAGAAGGCGCCTTCTATTGACGACTTGAAAGAAGCGAGTTCCGAAGAAGAGTTCAAAGCCCGCCTGAAAGAAGGACAGGCTTTCAGATTAAAAGAAAAGGCCGGGTTCCATGTAATAAGCATTGACGAGAACCGGCCGCCACTGGTGCAGGTGGTAGGAGATAGCGATCTGATCGCGCAAATGTTGGCGTTTGCAATTTCGGAGATTATCGAAAGCAGCGTGAAAAATGGAGTTCCGCGCGAACAGGCCGAAGGAATGTTCCGGATCGCGTTAGAACTTGGAATAGCAACTTCGAGAAATTAGCAGGAAGGGAGAACACAGCATGAAAGGAAAAATGAACTTGCCCTTGAAAGAGTTTTTAACCTTAGTAGGACCGGCGCAGGTTTTACACATTATCGAAGAAGGCGAAACAGAACCGGCCTTCAAAGATAGATCCGTAAAAATCAGAGATCACGAAGAATTACTGGATCGCGAAGTGAAATTCATTCAGCCGGCAGCAGATACAGAGAACGCCGGAAAGTATATCTTCAAGATCTGGATCTATCCGGCGGCCGCATGATTACGGTAAAAGATTTTCTGGAAAAGATAACGAACCCGGACCGGATCAAGATCGTAAAGGGCGAAGAAGTCCTTTACGCAGGTTATAAGGGCGCCTTAGTTCATGAAGGCGCCGCGGACCTTTCGCC